TCAAGCCGTTAAGCATCCGGCTTTGTGTGTTGAACCAAGGTTTACTGTAGTCGCAATTAGCGTAATGGTCAAATTCCGGTATGCCTAGCGTGTAATGGGCAATTTTTGTCCGCAAATGGTCGTGTTCACCTACCAGTACATTCCATTCCCTTGGCAATTCGCCAATCAATGAGTCGGGCAACCATTGGAATCGGTGCAATTCTTCGCCTGTGCTTTCCTCAATAAATTCGGGTGTCAGCACCCGATTACGCGGGTGTTCGCAGTTCCACAGCACCACGCTTGACCAGTTTTTCCTTGGATAGTCGCCGTTTCGGGCTTCCATCGGTGTGCCAATGTACTTCTTTGGGTGTTTGGTCTGATAGTCATGCTTGACCACCTGGACGGCATAACGCGGATCAAACAGGCTTTCCAAGTCTTCAATGTCTGCCAGCATGAGCATATCGCTGCCATCCAAAAAGATTGCTTTGCCCTGATATCCGCACAAAAATGGGACTAAAAACCGCTGATAGGTGAATGCGTTTGTACCGTCCCGCTGCTTTCCCGACAAGGGCGTAATGCTTACTAGCCCCTTAGTGCGCTCTATGACCGATTGGCAGAATACATGGTAGCCCACGGCTTCCCGAGGGTCGTATCCTGCAAATATGCGGATCATTTGAGGGTCAGGCGGTAAATCGTAGCGTCCACCAGCGCGGCAATTTCGTCCACGATGTTTTGCAGTTGGGATTCTTCCGGCAAAGCCACCCGATTCTTTTCAATGTAAGTTTTTAGGCTTGCCATGTACTTTTGCGGGTCTTTGGCGTTGTGGAAATTTTCGGGATAGTCTTTGATTTTTTCGTAACATCCAGCGTAAGCCTCAGCAAAATCATCGGTCAATTCAATGATTTCGGGGTAATACTTGCCCAATGCTTTGTGCGTTGCATAGGAATCGGTTGCCAAATGCATAAAATGGGTGACCGTGCCGCTATGCAGCATGGTCGAAATAAAGTCCGCGACATTGTTTTTCATTGCGCCACCTCTAAAACCCCATTGTAAGGCAATGGAACGTCTTTAGGCCACCGGCCCGCGTTGGTCAATGCATCCACCGTCTTTTGGTGCGCCTGATTCCATAGCTGCTGGCGCTCATTTTTGTTCAAATTTGGCCCTTGGTCAATTTCAAAATGGCAATGTAGACAAAGCGCAGCAACCAAATTATCGTCTGCTTTAATGCCCCGACCCTTTCCGCCGCCCCAATTTGTGTGCGCGGCCTGCACCATTTGGCCTGATCCGCAGCATTGACAGTCAAGGCTTGCCACTAATTTCAGCAGTTTTTTGCTTCTGACGTACTCGTGTTTTTTCAACAATTACAGTCTCCAAGGTGGTAAATCGATGCAAGTTGGCGCACTCTATTCGGCGGCGGCGGTTGTTGTTTTGGTCAACACGGCTGTCTTTCACCACAGTCCATGCGCCGCATACTATGCACTTCATTCGTCTACAAAAGCGCGGAATTTCACGCCTTGTTGTGTGCCAAAGGCTGTGGATAACTCTATCAGTTCGGTCATTTCCGGCACGGTCATCTTGCTGGTACGCGCACCAATCACAACAAAGCCGCCTTCAATGCCAGGCACAACCTTTTGTTTTTTCAGCGCGGCGGTCAAAACATCTTTCCATTCGTCCTTTGTCAGCTTAACACCGTACCACACCACTTGCTGGGCAATGTCTTCAAGGTTTGCCCACATCATGCGGTTTTGGTTAAGGCTTCGCATCTACGCACCTAATCATGTCTAAAGCCGCCTGTGGGCTGTCAACCCTGCATAACGTACCACCGGCCCAATTTTGGAAAAAGTCGGCTTGTAGGCCCGTAAAACGGGCTTTACTGTTGGTTTTGACTTCCATCAAGAATGTGTGCCCTTTGTATCCAACCAAAAGGTCAACCGGCAAGCCAATGATGTAAACCCATGCGCCAGCATTTCGCAATGCGGCGCAAATTTCGGCCTGATTTGCGTCAACCCTTGCGGCGTGTCTCATGCTTTTTCTTTCAATTTTGCAATTAGTTCAGCAATCCTGGCCTTGTTCTTTGCCCGCTGTTCGGCGGTCAATTCATTTCCCAACTGCAAAAAAGGCGGCTCAACATAGCTGCGGCGCAGCAAATTGATCCATTGCGGCAGCGTAGGCGGGTCTTCCGGCAAGTTCTCCAGCGCCCGTTTTATCGTTGCCGCGCTAAAACCCGCCATCTTTTCACTCCAATGATTCATGGCGTTGACCACACCAGCATCAGACCCGTCCGGCAGCGTCTGTCCGGTCTTCCATTGATTCATAAACCGAGTGCCGTAATTGCCTTGCAAGGCCGCAAACAGCCGCTGAATCCAGCCATCAGGTAATTTTGAGGACATTGAAGTTCCTTTCGTCACCAAAAATGGCCCTGGCAGCGCCCATGGTCTTGTCTTGATGGACATGAGACTGCATCCATTCGGCCTTAAAGCCCGTCCAGCCCCGTTCACAGCACGTTTCAAGGACTGTCTGTAGGCTGACCCCTGCTTTGTCCGCTTCGCGCTGTATGCCATCAAGGGCTGTTTGGGTAACCGCCGCCTTTTTTGATTTCCTCAATTTCAACCAATCCTGCCAAACACCAACCGTCACGCCGTGAGGCGGGGCGACTGTATTTGTATTCTTTGGTTTATGGTTATTGGTTATTGGTTCTTGGTTATTGGTTGGTTGAACGTCCGTTGAACGGGCGTTGCTCCGGCGTTCAGCAGATGCTTTACCCGCCTTTGACGCTTGTTCAATTTTGCTATGAAAATGAGCAATTTCCTTGTCCGCACGGCTGTTGATCCAGCCCTCATCGGTCAGCTTAAAAAACTCATCAAGAACAATGGCGACTTCTTGCTCATAGTCGCGCAATCCTATTTGCCGTGCAACGACCGCCACACCGCTGTTCAACGGGCGTTCACTTAGATAGTAGGCATCCAGCAATCGCCGATATGCAATGTCTTCAATGGGGGAAAGATGCCTTGTGTGGCTGACGTAGTCACCAATGTTAAATTGATAATAGTGCATTTTTAACCTTACGTTATCGGTTTGCGTTACTTAAAAGAACATCGGCAGGGCGGTAACGAATCGCCTTTTCCCCCGCTAAAGGTAGCCGTGCCCAAATCCTAAATCAAAACCACTCAGGGCGCAAATCTTTAGCCTGCCACAGCCGCGCCTTGGGCACAACCGTCCATTGGCTGATAGCTGCCAGGCTAATGCCTAGCAACTCAGCCAGCGCCTTGCGTGAGCCTGCTTTGTCGATAAGTTCCTGTTTGGTCATCTTGCGATTGTAAGCTGTCTTATGGGCATCAAACATAGGGTTTGCCCTAACGCATTTCGCAATGTAAGTTGGCTTAATGTGTGTAAGCTAGCTTATACTTGCCTCAACCCGCACACATTGCAGCGGTCTTTTAAGGAAAGTCAAATGACAAAAGAAACCTGGGACAACATCATTACAACGGCATCCATTGCAATCATCAGCTACACCATTGGCTACTTTGTCGGGGGCGGCGTATGACCTTAACCAAATACACATATGAAGGCGCAGAGTTTGAAATCGCCTATGACGTTATCAAATGTGATGACCCTAGAAAAGAATGGGTCAGCATTTGGTCAATCACGCATAACGGCGTTGAGTTCTTTGACATTTTGGGCAAAGACTTGATTAAGCATTTGGAAGAGCAATTAGACAAAACATTGGAGAACTAAATGGCAATCGTTAACAGTACACATGAAGTTGAATGGGACAGGATGGGCAACGGCGAATTTGCCAAGCTGCTTGTTGAATACGAATGGAACACCGATACCGATTCCCTTGTGATTTGCTCTGTGATCTACGAGGGCTTGGAATGGATTGACTACCTCAACCCAGCAACACGCAATTACTTACGCCAATACATCAACGAAAGGCTCCAAAAATGAAATCCGCTGAAATCATCAAAGATTGTGAAGATCGCGCCAATGCTTACAGCACCGACCGCTGCGATCGGTTGGCCTACGAAGTTGGATGCTTGCGGGCGCAAGTGCGGCATCTGTGTAAAGAAATTGAATTTGCTGTGGAAGAGATCGGCAACATTGAACAGATGCTGATGGGAGAACGCGCATGAAATATCTACTATGCCTTGCGCTGGTAAGCTGCGCCAGCGAACCGCCCATGACCGAGCAGCAATTGGTGATGGATAAGAAAATCCAATCAATGGGCCGGTCTGAGGTTATTGATGCTGTCAAACAATGTGAGACATCCGGATTGCGGGCAATCACGGTGTTTGGTAAGCGCAAGATCAATGGTTACACCGCCGAAACCATTGTTGATGTCACTTGCGGCCCACGATATTACTGATGCAAAAAATTAGGAACATAAAAATGGACGACCATGTAAAACCTGACCGTGAATTGGAAGAATACGAATGCCCCGAATGCGGGCGAGACTGTGGGCAGAAAGTCAAAGGCGAAGTTGGCATTTGCTGGCACTTTTATTGTGAATATTGTGGAATTGATTTTGGTGGTGACTTATGACTAATTACGGTTGGGCTCTTTTAGAAAACATAGCATTGCTCGCTGCCATATGTTTTCTTGTTTGGGTAACAGGCTCAAGTTGGTGGGCTTTAATGTTGGTTTTTCTTAACTATCGAAAGGGGTGATTTATGAAAAATATTGCATCAGCTTTGGTACGCGCCCAGCGCGGGTTTGCACCGGCGTTAAAAACGTCCACAAACCCGCATTTCCGGTCTAAGTACGTTGATCTTGCCGGTTGCATTGAGGCCGTTGTAGATGCCTTAAATGCCGCAGGAATAGCCCTTATCCAGCGCACATCTGAGGACAGCACCGGCGTTACCGTGGAAACGGTGTTTGTGCATGAATCAGGCGAAATGATGGAATGCGGCAAGCTGCACGTTCCTGCCAGCAAACAGGACGCGCAGGGCTATGGCAGCGCATTGACTTATGCCAGGCGCTACAGCCTCATGGCGGCGGCTGGAATTGCGCCGGAAGATGATGATGGCAATGCGGCATCTAAAACACCGGCTCCAAAAGTGTCAGCGACCAAAACTGATCTTGTGCCGCCCACCCGCATGGCAGTTGTGGCAGATGTTGCAGCATCCATTGATGAGCGCATGAGCGCCAATGACTTAATCGGTGCGTTTGAAGAATATTTGGGCATCACAGATGTGGAAGAAAAAACCGCTTTGTGGGGAATGCTTGACAGCAAAACCCGCAGCAGCATTAAAAAACACGCCGAATCACTTAAAGGGTAATCATGTCAAAAATCAAAATGGAAATTACTTGTATCGTTGGAAGCTACACCAATGCCGATGGTCAACAAAAGAACCGCTATCAACGAATTGGGTCAATCATCCAAACGCAAAAAGGCGAAATGCTCAAACTGGATGTGATTCCGCTGAAAGAAGGTGGTTGGGACGGTTGGGCGTTTATCAATGAGCCACGCCCACGCGAGGACAAGTATCAAGGTTTGCCAAAGGAGAATGAAGATGACATTCCTTTCTAGAAACACCGATCCGGTGACAAGTTACATGGCGGCAGCACAGGCCAATGGCCTTGCTAAAGATCACGCCATCATCATTGTTGATTGCTTGCAAAAATACGGGGCACTTGGCAAGGACGGCATCATGCTGCTGTCCAAGCTGGACAAGAATCAGATCAGCCGCCGGTTACCCGAATTGGAGCGCCAGGGGCTGATCAAACAAACGGGCCAATTGGTCAAATCATTGTCAAACCGGCTGGAACGTGAATGGGCATTTCAACCACAACAGAGGTCATTGTTATGAGATTGATTGAAACCACATTGGCCTTGATTGGCTTTAGTTGTACCGTCACGGTTGTGTTTTTTTGGATTGGATACGCAACCTATTGCCCGCCATGCAAAAACGCAATGGCAATCTTCACAGAGCATTGCAAATGAACGAAGACAATGATTCCGGTGGCGGCGACTTCTTCATTGACATGGTAAAGACAGTCCTTGCCGTGGGGTTTTTCCTTTTGTTTGTATGCACCGTTGGCGCAGTTTTGTGGGGATTGATAGCATGATTCAAATTATTTTTATTCCTGTGCTTTTTGTTTGTATGAATGGAAACTGCGAGTTTATGCAAGCGGAAAATTGGTACAAATCCGAAAAACAATGCCGCGCTGCGGTAGACGCACAAAAAGAAAATTTGCAAAAGATGGCGCTCAAAGGCGGCAGCATGGTCACGCTGATTGAGGGTACTTGCATCACATTGAAAGGTGGAATGCTATGACCGGATTTGATTCAAAACGTAGCGCGGCTGCGGACAAGTTGCAGGAGCCTGAGCGTGAAGCATTGAAGCTGGCTGTTAATGGGCTAGAAAAAATACTGCATACGTTTGTAAAAGACGGCAAAGTCGTAATGTCGTCAATGATTCGGAATGAGTTGTTCGCAGAAGTCAATTCACTTTTGCAGCAAACTAAAGCAGCCTTGGCACAGCCAGCGCAGGAACCCGATTACTGGCTTGGATATGGATTGCAAGCGCATACAGAGAAGCCATTTGAAAACGCTACCGCTCTCTTTACCACCCCACCAAAGCGCCCGTGGGTAGGGCTGACAGATGAGGAGATGTACTTAAATTGTCCAAACTGGTTAAGCCAAGACCAATGCAAAAAATGGCTGCAACAGATTGAAGCCAAACTCAAGGAAAAAAACAATGGGTGAAACATGGTGGGCTAAGTTTAGATGGTGGCTGTGCGGAAAAATTGGGCATCCGTTACCAAGAAAAGCATGGGTTTATAACGGTAAATACCATAAAGATTGCCGTTGGTGCGGTCGCATCGTGAGTGTTTCATGTAAGGAGAAAAACACATGAGTTACATCGTTGCGGCGCTGCCTCCATTGAAATGTTTTGTGCGGCGTGAGTTTTTGCACAATTTCACCAAAGGCCACGGCGAATTGGAGCCAGCGATTTGGGTCAGCATCAAAGCCTTGCGCGGGCAAGTGTTTCGCATTGAATCGCTGTTGCCAGCTTACGGTGCGTTGTACGACAAGCTGCCAATCCACGCTTATGTGTGGAAAACAGACCACGGTGATTTGCCCATCGATTTCTTGCAGCTATGGGATTGCATGGGCTACCGTTTCACGGTAGTGGAAAAGATTGCTTTGCGTAATTTGGGCGTGAAATTCCTTGGCAAAGACAAGCAATGGCATCATGGTCATTACCTGTTCACCGTTGATTTTTGCGCTGATGGGCAAGACCTTGACACCGGCTTTACTGAACAAGCCGAAGAACACAAATCGTTCAATTTCATGCGCCTTGAGAATGGGCAATTTGCTTGTCAGCCAAACAACCGGTGTCTTTGGTATGACCAATCGTTAGTGCCCACAGAAACAAAATTCCCTGATTTCCAAGCGGCGCAGACTTTTTGGACGGTCGATGGCACACGCAAGTGGTCAGCAGGCGAAGATTGGTTTTACGACATCAAAGAAAAAAATGATTGACTAAGTGATTTTTGCGCCTTGCTGAAGTTGGGCAAGAGTCATTCCACCCGTATATTGAAAGTGCGGGTATTCTTTAAACGTCTTCCAATCACCAGCCCATTCTAAGCCGCAAGATTTGCCAATTTCGCCCACTTGTTTCCACATGGCCTGATCGTCCCATATGGCTTTTCCATTGACCAAAGGCACTACATCCAAAGCGCAACGGTGGTTGTGCCATGATTCACCGGCCTTGGCTCGAGTGACAATGTTGCCAGGCGTTGTGCGGCCTTGAGCGTAAAGCGCGTTTTGGCTTTCGCTGTCGCGGTAGGTAGAGGTCACCAGCAAGTCAATGCCCTTGGCCTTGGCAGCATCTACAAACGCTTGTGCCCGCTGTTTAACGGGCGGGGCTAGGTCATCCAAACTGCGGGAATTGATCATTTGGCGGCAACCCCGTTGATTTTTTCAGCAGTACGCATACCGCCAAGGCCAAGCATTCCCAAAAGCAAAGGCATCATTGTGCCCATGTCCATGCTTGGAAATTTGATAGGGTGACCATAGATTGCGCTTCCCCATTCAGCCAACGGGCCAATGACAAACTGGACGGCAAAGCCTGCACCGCACACCCAGCCAATGCCTGGTCGCCAGCCGGAGACAAACACGCTAGGGTTTGCTGCCTCTGCCTTGTTGATGTCAAGCTGGCCCGCAATCATCGCCAATTCGCCGGATTGCTGTAGCTTAAAAAGTTCTAGTTTTGCGGCAGCAGCCTGTGCCGGATCAGGCCACAGCCGATCCATGACTTTGCCACCAATGTCAAGAAGTGCGGATACGGGATCAAGTGCCATTTGTTTCTCCTACTTTGATTTCGTCCATGTGGCTACCGACCTTTAGGCCAGACAACCAGCCAATAAGTCCACCGACAATGGTTTGAAAAGCAGGGCCAATGATTTCAAAAATCTTGGTGTTGTCCACTTCCTTGACAAACAGCCCGTGGACTAGCGCACCAATAAGAACAACAACCACAGAGCAAAGGGTTGCGGTCACCATCATAGTCACCCAATAAATCAACCGGTCTTTAGCGTCCATCACTTTGCCCTTTCATGCAATTGCTCAATTTTTGCCCGTATTTTCATGCTGTCAGATGACCCCATAAGGGTTGGCAAATTTGCGTAAATCAATGTCAATTGCTGTTTGCTGCAAACCGGCCCTGATTCTTCCAACCATTCCCATGCCTTGTCTGCACGTTCTTTTGGATCATTGGTTGAGTACATAAGGTTTACAAACTCAGAAACGCTACATTCACGTTTGATCGTTGCGCCGTATACAAAAGCGGCAATTAAAAAAATGACAAGGCCGCGCATTCATTTGTCGGCTTTTGCTTCTAGCTTGTCAAAGATGCGCTCCAAAGTTGCGTCAATCTTGTCAAACCGGCTTTCGATGTCTGTTTTGCTAACATAGTTTTTGGGCAAGTCAATCTCAATCGCCTTGATGTCTGCTTTCAATGCTTTCACCGAGTCCCATATTTCTTTACACCACCACCCGACAGCGACCAAGACCGCGCCGCCGATAAGGTTGAACACCGGTTGAAATTCCATTTATTTTGCCTCAATTCATGCTAATTGCTCATCAGTAGGACGCGCCAGTGTTGGATGCTCCCACTTGGCTATGTATGCACCCTTGCCGTCCGAGTCATCTTGCAACTGGATGGTGGTCATAAAATCTTGCTCAGTCAGCGCAGGGTACAGCGCCATTATTTTGTCGTAGAGTGTCATGTTATGCGCTCCTTATCATCGCTGCTTGAAAATAATTGCTGTTTGATGCTGTTTCATTAGTTTGAGTTGCATTGTTTTGCTGAACATAAATTTCAATGTAATCTGTAGAGCCGTTCAAATACACTTGACAAGAAACAATTGTCCAAGAAGAAGTGGCAGAAGAAACTAAATTTCCACTTTTATACACAGCACCGTTTTTATAAACATATATATATGTTGATGCTGCTCCAGTAGCCATACTAGTAGAAGCATTTACTTGATAATATCCTGCAACGGTTGGTGTAAATCTACTTGATGCAAAATTTGAATTTGTATCCCATTCTTCCGTTCCATAGGTAATTTTTGTTGCTACATATTGAACTAAACTTGTTGTTGCGCTTGGATAAGCACTAAACGCAGGGCCATTTCCCGCAACATTAGCAGCCAAACCAGCTTGTGGCAAACCTGTGCAGTTTGTTAAAATGCCACTTGCAGGCGTTCCTAGTGCTGGCGTGACCAATGTCGGGCTGGTTGCAAGGACGTTGTTTCCTGTGCCCGTGTTTGTGACGCTAACTAGATTTTTTGACGCATCAGTTGCAACTGCACTAGATGCGGTCAACGAACTCAACGACAAACTTGCGCCTGCTATTGTCCCCGTCAAAGTTGGAGATGCAGACAACACATTGTTGCCCGTTCCGGTGTTTGCAACGCTGACCAAATTTTTAGACGCATCGGTTGCCACCGCGCTAGATGCTGTCAGCGCAGAAAAGACCGGTGTTGCGCTGAATGTAGCCGTGCCGCCAACAAACAAGCCCTTGGTGATACCTACCCCGCCAGCGGTGTAAATTGAGCCTGTAGAACCGCTGCTGGTGTCTGTGGCAAGGCTTGAATTGATGCCCTGTGCAAACGGGATTCGCACGGTGGTCGCCGTCTGCCCGTCCTTTGTGATTGCTGTGGACAGGCCGGTTGCTAGGTCTGCGGTCAGCGCATTGAATGCGGAACTGCTGATGACCGTGCCCGTCACCACGGGCTGGCCCGAGGTGTTGATTTGGAATGTGCCGCTGCCGTTGTAACTCATGGTTTCACCTTTGTTGCTGTGCTAGTGCTTCTTGATTTAGGCGCAGCCATTCATCAAGTC